TATTAGTAATACCACGAAGCATCTCAAATCCATTCAGTTCTAAGTGCGCACCCAACCAGTCCGCTTTACACTCACGAATAAAATTCATAGACGTATCATAGTTTTCAGGATTGATCCACGGAAGCAGTGCCATCTTGAGTGACCCATACTCCATAACTGTGGGTTCCATAATGATATGAACCTCATTCATATAATGACCAAGCAACTCTTTTAATGAGTTAAGGTCATTGGTGTTCTTGTAGTATGTATCGTGGTTACCAGGAATAATATCCATGCGCATACCACGTTTCCGTACTACATCAAGAAAGTGTTTACGGTTATGATTGAGTGCTTTGAAATTTACAAACTTACGATGATCGTAATAGTCACCGAGATGAACTATCTGTTGAACACCCTGTTTTTCGCACTCAGGAAAAAACACCTTATCATAAAACTCTGCCGCATTATTTAAAAATATTTCAGCAGAGTTGCGGATACCACAGTGAGTATCATTCAATATTGCTATCTTCAACTCATAAACTCCTCGAGGTCTGAGTCTGCAGATCTTGATCTACGTCTTTTCTTTTCTTCTTTTCCGTACTCTTTGAGTTCAGTATCAAATGATTTTACTTTGTCGATACGATCACGTAAAGTATCAACGAATGCACCTACAACCTGCTGTGACATATCATCACCCAAGTCATTGTCGATAAAGTTCTCGATGCCTGCTTTCGTAAGATATTTCATCTTTACGTCTTGTTGTTTCTTTTCTTTAGCGATACGTCTTAAAAATGCAAACCATGTAATCTGTGTAAAATAAGCGAACGCATTGGGTTTACCAGTGCGAGTTGCTGCTTCTATATCATAGTTCTCGATTGCTTTCAAACAGTTTTCTACTGCGTCCATGACCATTTCTTCGCGATATGTGTAGCGAATAAAATTAGATTTATGAGATAAACCTTCAGCGATCCTAAGGAAACACTGAGCGATATAGTCAGTCACGATCGGGAGTTGTTCACTGTTCTTTTTCGCAGTGCGAACCGTCTCTACATATTCCACAACTGCTTGGGAAAAATCTGCATTGTTGACGTAATGTATGCTTGCTCTTTTAGATTTTGCCATACTCACATCCTTTCATTATAATTATACTATAATTCATAGAAATTGTAAATAAAAATAATTATCTTTAAAACAAAAACATATTGCTTTACAAAACTGCTTTTTTATGATATAATAGCAGTAATGCGTCAGGGAAAGGGAATACCCTTAGTGAAACGTGGATTTTGGATTAAACTTTATGACATTTGAAGTGCTTGAATCACCTACAAACTCTTGCTGCTCACGGAGTTGGTATTTGATGTATTCTTGAACTTCTTGCTCCGTCATATCTTGTATGTCGGCGATGATTTCATCTAAATTAAATTCACCTTTGCCTTCTTGTGTACGTTCTACTTCTTTGACCGCACCTGAATAATGCATCACTAATGTTTTTGAAGGAAGTGACTCAGTAATAATATGACCTACATTTACGATTACCAACTCATCAAAATTATCTTGGAAGGATACTAATGGTCTGAACGAATAATACCTGACATTGTTTTCGTAATCTTCTGCAGAGTTAATCTTGAGTGCTTTTCGTATCACAAGACTACCCTCGTTCGCAGCATCTTCTATGACTTCGCAGATAATTTCGTCACCGTTGGTGAGTTTAAATTGTTTTAAGTTCATAAATCTATAGTCACACTTCTATGATTAAATTGTTCTTTCTGATATATCTTGAGTCTTTCACCTGCGTGTTGCAGAGCGAAATTTTTTCTCTGACCCCAACTGATGTCATCAGCAATATCATATAACATAGTTTCCCTATCACTTTTCCTTAACCCTCTACCAATACTTTGCAACACACGGATTTGAGATTTACTCGGCGAAGCGAATATGATATTATGAAGGTTTCTAATATTTATACCAGTAGAGAATGTTCCTAATGAAGCAACAGTGATCGAGTTTTGCATTCCTTCCACAATACCTCGTATTGCTTCACGGTCGGAGGTATCCGTACCACCAGACACAAAAAAGACTTTACGATTTTCATCCGCTTTATCCCTTATTAAATTAAACAATGGTTTACCATGCTTATCAACATAGTTATATAGTACCAGCGTGTTGCCTTTCAAGTCAAGTGCAAGATTCCTTATGAAAGTATTTCTTTTTTCGTGTTGCACAATAAAGTCAATCTCGTCTTGGTATTTTTGCCTACCGAAGTTCCGTTTGACGTCTTCCGGATAATTAAGAATGAGTCTCTGGATTGATAATTTTGCCAGAGTGTCGTTATCTTGTAGTTCTTTTGTTGTTGTGACTCTATAGGTTTTCCCGAATAAACCTTGTAAGACCAACTCGTGTGTTTGTGATCCATCTAGTGTTCCTGTCGTACCGAATCTATATTCCGCTTCCGTACACTTATTCATGATAGTCATAAGAGACTTTGACTTGAACCCATGGCACTCGTCACCTATGACGCAACCAAACTGACTGAACCAGTCTTTATGTAATCTATGAACTGATTGCCAAGTAGTAATCACGCAAGATCCGGAGATATTATTTTTATCTTTACCAGAATAAATACGATGCATCGCACCCTCGTCCCAACCATAATTTATAAAGTCTGAGTGCATCTGCTCTACGAGTGAAGTAGTAGGAACGATAATCAAAACCCTGCCAGCATGAGGATATTTCAAACCATTCGTTAATCTTTGCAACCAGTATCGAATGATCGCATATATTATGAGGGATTTTCCTGATCCTGTTGGACTAAGGAGGATTGCTCTTTTTCTCGTAATCGCCTCGCCAACGCATCCAAACTGATAGGAACGAAGAGTGAAAGGAAGATTAAGACCGACAAGAAAATGCTCAAGATCGTCTCGTCGAAGGGTGTTTCTGTCATCTGGCGCACCATACTTAGTAGTTTCGGACTCAAGTATATAGTTGCGATTTTCACAAAAATCGGATAAATGATAAAATAAACCTGCGGGAAGTGTACGATCTCTTAGTGTAAAAAGACGTATCTTACCATCCCACATACGATTACGATATGCGGGCATGAACTTGTAACCAGGAACATAGAAACTGAAAAACTCATTCAGTTCTTGAGCGATGCCTGAATCACTTTCTACTTCAAGATTTGAGTGACTTAATTTCCTGACTCGAACTGTTTCCACTTGATCATATTACCTATAGTCTGATGTCGCCATTTAAGGTTATCAACAATATCTATAAGAGTATCCACGACAGTTTTCCAGTACTGAATCTTCTCCTCAGACTTCTGTATTTCAGGATCTGAATCATAATAGTAATCCATTTCACCTTTTAATACTTTGAGTCCGTTAAACGGATCAGGATCCCAACCTTTTTCTACCACGTCCTCTTGAGACATCTTACCATTATAATATAACCACTTGTCTTTCAACAGAGTCTTTTGTGCAAACTCAGCACGTTTGAGTTGCAGTTTAGAAGTTGACAGAAGTTCTAGATATTTAGCATGAAGCGCAGGTGTGTTCTTAGATGCTTCATCTAGTTTCATATTAGGAATTTGACAGTCTTGCTGCCACATCTCGTGTATGTTCTTCAAGTCAATCATAATTATATTATACTATAAAAAAAGTATTTAGTAAAGTAAAATCATCATGTATCTGTATATTTTAAGTGACGTCCAACCGTTGTAAGACCAGTGTTATCATCTACAACAACTTTCGTTTGATTCTTCCAAAGATAAACATCTAAGTTTGAAGAACCTCCAAAATCAACATTTGTTCCATCACCAGCAGGACTTGGTACAAACTCTAATTTCGTTGCTGCTGATGAACTTTGTTTGTATATTGGATAAGTCGAATTACCATAAGAATTACCACTGACATTATTAGTAGAAGACCATTCTGAAAAAGTTGGACGTAAGTCTGAAGCATAACCAGTATCAAAACGCTGGGCAGGGGTGCCATATAGAGGATAATCTGGAGATATTATGTAAACTTCGTTACAGAGAAATGCGGAACGAACATACATAGGAATATTTTGGTTCATTCCATTAGCAGAAGTACTGGTTTGCAAAGTATTACCCCAAACAGAGTTTTGAGTATATCCTTGATGTCCTACTAAAATAATTCCTGTTTGACCTGATTGCGCTCCCACACCAAAATACAAACTATTGGATGCCCCTGACCATCTTTGTACAGTTCCTCCACTATATGATGTACTCATGTAAAAAGCAGCAAATGTGTTCTGAGAAAAATAACAGGTCATAGCGATTACAAAAAACTTTCCTTCATATACTTCTTGATATGATGGAGAATTTATAGTAGCATCTTCGCCTATATGGACAACACCGCCAACAGGAAAATTACTCTGTTGATTACCATCTAAAACCATAGAAGTTTGCATATTTGTACCACTACCTATGTAAGTTCCATTATTTGCTCTTACATTAACATTTCTATATGTCCAGTTTTGCGTGTAACTTTTTATTGGCCAGTTGTAATTCACTGCTTGATTTCCAGAAGTTAGATAGTCAACTTTCATTGTAATTTTATGATCAACACCGTTCTTTTTTCCATCAGCATATGGTGACCATGTTTCAAATTGATTTCCATAAGTCTGTATGGGTAATGTACCTTTTCGAGTGCTTCCTCCGCTGCTCTGTAAAGGATATTGCGTACAAACAATTCCTGGATAGATTCTATAAAAAGAACCGTCAACTACTCCGTGTATATACATTGAGGATAAATTTGTTGTGTTTGGTGACCACTGAGCATTTTGTTGACTAATATGGTTTAGAATCTGACCACCATATTGATTTCCAGTTCTAAAGTTAGAAGCAGCGTCTGATCTACTGAGTTGCCAATTTAAAATCCTACCGATATGACTGCTGTCTACTGTGCCTTGGTCAACCGCCAAAAGTCCTACACCCGATTGACCATTATTACGACCAGCATATAACCTATCCTGTTCAGTATCATCTAAGAAAGTAGCAGATGAAACAGTTGCCGTTATCGCACCAGTGCTATCTTGTAATGTATCACCACTTGCCAATCGAAAAGTGCCACCCTCTACATCACTATCTACATTCAATATAGTTGACCCTGTAGAACCAAGGACATAGATATCAGGAGTAAAAGTAAAAAGCGTGAGTGTAATAGTTGCCGAGTCTGTACCTATGGAAAGACCGTCACTGATTGATCCTAGTATTTGGAAACTGTAAGCACCTGACGCACTATCGCGAACAGTCAGTGTTATGTTACTGCCGACTATATTTGAGTTGATAGCACTATCGGTAATGTTTGCTGGTTTAAATCTAATGACTGCGTCTTGCAAGTTTACTTGATCAAAGTCACTATCGGAAAATGTAATTAAAACAGAATCATTTTCACTATCAAGAGTATACAAAGAAGAATCAAAATTTAGAGAAGGAGAGGTGTTGGTAAGAGAAATATTGTACCACCCCTGACCATTACTTAAATACAAAAGACCGTTGTTGCTATCTGTATCTATGTAAGCACGTTTACCACGAACCAACCCAGTGATAGGCAAAGCATTAATACTATCAAACCTATCCATAACTAGATTATTTGAGATTAAATTAGAAGAAGTTGCCGAATCTAATCCAGTCGGTATATTGTCTAGATGTGATATTTTAACGTCGCCTGATGGTCGTATCAGGTTCGCTATCTTACGATTAAACGTGCTCATCCATTATCTCTTATAAGAATCGCTGCACCACAAGAAGTAATAGCACCGCCATCACCATTCGGTCTACTTGTTCCAAAGAATAGGAAGTTTCCGTTTCCAGATATGTTTATACCACCTTCACCTAGTTCTGCGCTTGATAGATTATCCGTTCCACCTATATCATCATTTGGTGTTATAACTGCTTCTCTATACCAAGTTGTAGATCCACTGTCACGAGCATAAAGATTTATACCACCAACATTCGTTGAGTTATTTGAACTTGTTAAACGATTTGAGATAGCAAGTTTTCTACCGTCAGCACTAAACATACAAGATGTTCCCTGATAGTTTGATTGTAGATAACCGAACCCATTAGTGGTTCCATCTGTTAACTCTGCTTCTTGTGCCCAACTAGAACCTGTTCTTTTCCATACGATCGCTCTACCCTTTGGATTTTGATTCCAATCTGGGTCTGTTGCAACTGCACGAAGACCGTCTGAATCTATATGAACACCCCAGTTACCTAACTCCTGACTTGGATTACCACCATTATATGCGGTTTGATTAGCAGCAAATAAATGCGCTTGTTGAGTCCAAGTTCCGTTATTTTTATACATTACAAAA